CGCCTCGGTGTCCTGGGAGTACTCCTCGCGCATCGCGGTCAACGCGATGGTGTCGATCGCAGGATTGCTGCTGTCCATGAGCTCCCGGGTCACCACGAACTCCCCGGACTGCGCCGTCGGATCGACGGTCCGATAGAGGTGGTCCGTGATCGTCCCGGTCGAGGGCCCAGTTCCCTCACTGTTGGTGCCGGACAGGTCAGCCGATCCGACGAAGTAGGGGACCTTGAAGCTGGTCGCGTTCGCGAGCGCGATCCGGGTTCCGATGGAGTTGAACAGGGGCCTGCCCTGGGGGAGCTGGCCGACGTAGAGGTCTGGCCGGTAGCCGGGCGGAATGATGTTGCCCTGGTCGGTGGTGTTGCCCGCGTCCGACAGACTCACGATCCGGGCCGCCTCCGCGGCCGCGAGATCCTGGGTCTGCTCGCCGTACTTCCGGAGACGGGCCAGGGCCTCGACCGACTGATTGGAGCCGTACCCGGCGTGCCGGGAGTCCCAGGCGTCGCGCACGAAACTTGGTCCGAGACCGGTCAGGGAGTAGACCAGCGGCTCGCGGACCTGCGCTCGCGGGGTGATGCCCCCCTGCTGCTCGACCGGAATCTTGGCATCAGTGAGGGCCTTCACGGCGTCCGTGAAGGCACCGACGGCAGCGGTGAACTGCTCCGTGATCTCCTTCGGCATGGTGGTCCTTCCGGGTCGGACCGCTGCCGCGGCCACGGTGGTGATTCTGGCGTCGGAAAAAGCCGGGTCGCTGGTGAGCGTGACCCGGCGGATATGAGCCTGCGTGATGATCAGGCCGCCGTCGTCACTCGGATCGGCCTGAGCTTCGATGATCTCAACCACGGCTGAGAGCCCGTCCAGCGCGCCGTCCTCGGCCAGCGTGAGCGCCTCGTCACCGGCGTCCGTCCTCGCGATCTTGAACGTCCCGGTGACCGCGGTCTCGGAAGCACTCAGTTTCGTTGCCGATCCGAGGAGCTGGTTCCGGTCGTGCTCTCGGTCGAGCTTCACCTGTGACACCGTCGACGACCACGTCACAGAGCCAGCGGAAAACTGCAGCTTCCGCCCGTCGGACGTCCGGACATTGAACGGCAAGACGGTCCCGCTGATGACGCGCTTGTCCCGGCTGGCCGCGAAATCGGCGGTGGAGAGCTGCACGGTGACCATCTCGCGCTCGCGGACGGCTTCCAGCTGCACGAGCTTCGGGTCCTGCTCGCTGGTGGTCTGCATGGGAGCTCCAGAGGTGTCCGGGAGGGCAGGTTCGACGGGAACATCGGGCAGGTCTTCCTTCGCCCGGACCTCGCCTACAGACATGACCTGCTTGTCGAGGGCGATGCCGTAGGTCTGCCACCTCGTCGCAGGGTCTGCCTTCAGGTAGTCGTCCAGGTCGAACTCGGTCCGGTACCCCCGCCGGGTGACATCGTCCAGGGACAGTCGGTCGACGACTGCCCGCATGTACGGCGACAGCACCATGTTCAGCCGGTCCACGCGCCGGTCCGTGGCGTTGTTGTAGGTCCTGCTCGTGGTGTTCACGCCGATGTCCTCGGGATCGATCCCCAGGAGGTTAGCGATCTCCAGGTCGGAGCGCTGTTGGAGCTGCGCCAGCTGGATATCGACCGCCGATGGCCCGACCGGCAGGTTCCGGTCCAGGGGAGCCGGGATGTACGCCTCGACGCCAGCCCGGCGGGCAGCCTGAAATCCCCGGAGATAGCCAGTGATCTCCTCGGACGTCCCCGGATCAACGTCGCCCTTCGGGGACCAGTAGGCGCGGGCCTCGGGGTCATCGGCGTACATCTCGGAGGTCTGCGCCAGCTTGATTGCCCGGCGGATCGCGCGGGCTCCGGCGGTGAGCAGCGGGTCGTTCGGGGAGTCGAACCGAATCACGTTGCCGGGGTTGACCTGCCTGCCCATGACCCAGACCGCGCCGTCCGGGTACAGGCCGGACGGCAGGGTCTGCACGATGGTCCCCGCCGGTGGGTGCAGCGACACGGTCTCGACGTCCAGGTGCCGGACGTGCCGGGGAAACCCCGCCCAGTCGCGGTGCGTGACCTCCCACCAGGAGACGGCCTCAAACACCAGATCATCCAGCGTCTGTGAGAGGACCACCACGTTCGCCGTGTTGACGTCCAGCTGCTCCAGGAACGGACTGCGCATGACGGCGCGGTCGGGGCCGAGCAGATGCAGCGGAAGCGCGCCGATCGAGCAGATGAGGTCCCGGCCCCGCTTGACCGCGGTCACCGAGATCGCCTCCTCGCGGATCACGCGACTGGTCCATCCCGAGGTACCGACATAGGTCCCGCCGGGTAGCCAGGGCTGCCGACCCGGCGCCCAGGAGAACGTCTCAGTCGACGAAGACGCTCGCGCGGCAGGCTTCCTACGACGCTTTCTGAATCGCAGGAGGCCCATGACCACGGATTCTACGGCCGGTCACGCCCTCGGCACAGTAAGGACCTCGGTGACCTGCCGTCGGGCGGGGAGCGTGCGGGCCAGATGCACCGCGGCGCTCGCGGCGTACAGCGCGTCGACCCACCCGATCGCGGGCCGGATGAAAACCCACCCGTCACCGCGCTTGCCCCGCTCGGCTGAGCCGATCTGAGCGGTCAGTAGCGGGTCCCCGGAGTGCCGGAGACCGCCGGTACGCACCAGCTCGGCGAACCCCATACACACCTGTGTGACCTCGCTCTTGACCGCCTCGATCCGGACGCCGTAGGGAGGCCAGGACCGCACGCCCTTCCGCTCGGCGAGATCAGCGGCGAGCGATGCTCCGGGACCGGTCGGGAGCCAGCCCACGACCCGTGGGCGGATGGACGCCACGAGCCGCGGGAGCTGCGTCCGGAGTTCGGCCGATGCGTTCGGCCCGGTCCACGCCCGGACAGGATCAATGCGGACCATGCCCTCGTCATCCACTGCTGCCCCGTACAGCGTCGCGTGCAGCCCGTCGGGTGCGATGTCCCACGCCAGCACGAGCCGGTCCCGTAGCGGGCCGTCGAGCGGGACAGCTGGCCGGTCCGCTGTCGGACCAAGCGCCGCCCACCGCGCCGCGTCGAGCGCGGGATTCATACGCCGGACCCGCTGGCACAGAACCTCAGTCCGGTAGCCAGCTTCCTCGTCCCCACCCCGGAGCTTGGCCTGTCGGGCGGGGCCAAGCAGCGTGTCCCAGTCCATCCGTCGGCCGACGGCCGGATTCGCGGCCGCGAGCGCGGCCGGGTCGTCCAGTTCGCAACCCTCCTTCCCTGACCATTCCATCAGCCCCAGCCGGTAGTCGCCCTCACCGTGATCGATCCAGGTAAGAGCGGCGTCCCGCAGAGAGTTCAGAACGACGGAGTTGTCATCGCCTTGATTGCTGATGAAGATCGCCTGCCCGCACGGCCTCGCGTTCATCGCTGGGTAGGCCGCGTTGTAGGCGTCCCAGGTCTGTTGCTCGCGCAGCTCGTCCGAGATCAGCCGGTCGATGGACAGGGACCGGCCACCACGGCGCGTGGATGCGGCGATCTTGTAGCGGCAGCGCTCGGACGTCGTTATCTGCTGCTCGCCGTTCGCCCTTCGTACCCCGTTGCTCGGCAGCATCACCGACAGCGCCTCGACGGTCTCTGCTGTCTCGACGGCCGCCGTCCACGCCTCCCGGGCGTAGTCCAGGTTCGTCGACATACCGACGACAAGGCGCACACTCTCAACAAACAGCCAATACAGGGCAAGCACCTTCAAAAGGTGTGTCTTGCCGTTCTGGCGTGCGACGAGGATCATCATCCGCCGGAATCGCGGGCGGCCGTCGGGCAGCAACTCGCCGAGGTGGATCGCTGCCCACCGCTGCCACGGATCGAGCGGCTCACCGAGGACCTGATCGGCGAACTCCACGGCCGCGAACCCGTAGGAAGTCTCCGCGGTGAGCGCGCATCCGCACCCGCACGGTCCCGGCGGCCCGGTGATGAGGGGCGGAGTGTAGAGGCGGGGTAGGACACTACCGAGAGGTAGCGCGGTCTCGCTCGGCTCGCAGGCGGGCGAGTGCATCTCCGCTGGGAGTTCCGACACCGGGAGTGCCTCCCTTCGTCACGGACGCGCGAGCCGCCGGAGTCATGCCGAGCGCGGCGAGCGCGGCGAGGAGCTTCGGCCCGAGGTCAGCTGCCACCACCTGGGCATCGACCCGCGCCGTCAGCCTGGCCAGCTGGTCAGCCTGGGCCTCGTTCTCGGGTCGGATCGCGGCCAGCTCCAGGGCGATCCTCTCGGCATCCTCGATCAGCGCGGCGTAGCGCCGGGCCAGCGCGACAGCCCCGAGGTCACGGGTCAGAAATTGGCTGTCCCGGATCGATCTTGTAAGAGCGAGGTCGATCCGGGGTGAACGGACTGCCATCCGGTCCTCCTGGGCTCGGCGGGGAGAGAGAAGGAACACTCGGGGCTGTTCCGTGACTCCCCCAAACCGGAAAAATCGGAGCAGCCGGGATGGTCACCAGCGTGTCACGCTTCGGTGGTCGGGGGTATGTCGTGTGGGATCTCCCGCCTTGAGGTTGCACGAGCGGCAGACCGCAATGAGACCGGCAGGGTCATCGCCCGCATCCTTCCCGGCGACGTGATGCACCTGCTCTGCGATCTCGGTGCACCCGTCGAGACGGAGTTGGCATGTCCACCGGTCGCGTGCCAGGACAGCAGCGCGGGTACGGCGCCATGCCGTGGTGCTGCCCCTGCCTGCCCACCCGTGGGTCATGCCAGCCACAGTACGCATTCATGAGGAGGTTTCGCGTTTCGCGTGACGCGAAATGGTTTCGCGTTTCGCGTGACGCGAAATGGTTTCGCGTTTCGCGTGACGCGAAATGGTTTCGCGTCACGCGAAACGCGATACTATGTTCGGATTGTTCTAGATGCCAGAGATGAGAAGATCCGTGCAGCAGATGACGATCGATGTCGGTTCCAGCGTCACCGCCGACGAGGGGTTCGGCACGTGGGAAAAGGCCCTGGAACAGGCACTCGACCAGACGCGAGGCCGGATTTTCACCGTGGACGATGTCCGTGGTGTGTGTCCTATCCCCGAGCGTCATCGATGGCACTGGTGGGGGCTGGCCATGGCACGTGCGCATCGGGCAGGCATGATCCGTCCTGTGGGGATCTCGCGGTCATCCCGATGCCCACGGCACCTAGTGACACGGTGGCAACGCACATAGAGAGCCCCTCGGTTCCTCTCCCCTCTCCGCTGGCAGGAGAGGGGAGGAGGTGACCGAGGGGCTCTCAGCACACGGGAGTGTGCTTGCGCCAGGTGCTACCTGACTTAGTGGGCCAGCGCTACTGGACCACTGGATGCCCACGGCACGGGCCGTGGTCCGGGAGCTCCGACAGCTATGCCGGGGAATCGTACTCGGGGGGGGGAGGTTCTAGGAGCCGCGGAGACGGAGATGGCATGACCTCCCAGTACGTACCCCCGAGATCCTGGAGGTGCTCCGGCCTCGGAATCCTCCTGTGCCTGACGACCAGAAATTTGATGGCGCAGCGGATGCCTGCTCCCATGCTGGCCTGGTTGTAGGCAGCGACGAGCTGCTCTGCCTCCTCCCTGGACGCTACTGGGTCGATGTGCCTCTCCTGGCACTCCAGGATTCCCCACTCGGGAGGAGCTCCCGGTGAGGAGGGAGGAGCTCCCGGTGAGGAGGGAGGAGCTCCCGGTGAGGAGGGAGGAGCTCCCGGTGAGGAGGGAGGAGCTCCCGGTGAGGAGGGAGGAGCTCCCGGTGAGGAGGGAGGAGCTCCCGGTGAGGAGGGAGGAGCTCCCGGTGAAGTCGGGCCGGCCGGCACGTGGTCCGGGGTCGGGCCGGCCGGCCGGCGGTCCGGGGTCGGGCCGGCCGGCCGGCGGTCCGACTCGATGTAGCTGATGATCGTGCCGATGGACCCCTCGTGCTCACGCAGATGGTCTCCGTACATCTCGATGTCGAGGGACGTAATCGTACTTGGGCGAACCATGACGACCTCGACGATGCGTTCATTGACAGAGAGCATCGCGCCGATATGCGCTCGGTAGGGAAGCATCGTCTCGTGCAGCGGAATCAGCTCACACGCCGATTCCTCGTCCTCAGGTTCGAAGTTGTCGCTGTCATCCATTGAAAACCGGCTTCCAATAATCGAAAAATCGCGGACAGAGCAGAGTCTCTTGCAGGTGATCGGAGACCTCCCCGGTCTGCCTGACCACAAGAAGATAACGGTAATGGATGGCCGTGGGGTTCTGGGTGGCTTCGAGATTGTGGTGCAGGACGATCCTCGCGGCATCCTGATATGACGGAGCCACGGCGATACGCCCGATCGAATCCATTACTCCCCAGTATCCAGGTCTCGTTCTTGTCCATATTTCTTGGGAAGGATCAATGGAGTCTTTACACGGATCTTTCCACGCGGGGACCCATTGAAGTGGTGATTTCTTTTCATGCAAGAAATGACCTTCAGCAGGATCATTCAATGTCAGAAACCTTTCTCTTGGACTCAGATGGATAAGGATGGTGGTTCTGGGAAGTGATTGGTTTCGAGGGACCGGGCCTGTTACAGAGAGTATCGGAGAGAGAGATAAGGACCAG